GGATTGGTTCACTACCCGCACTAACCAAAACAAGTTCATTAAAGGATGGATTAAACGCGATGTGATCGTATTCCTAAAATCGTTTGATCAGGAAATGACGGTCGCTGATCTGATAAAAAACCTTTTACGTTAAGGAGCTAAACCTATGGCCAAGATGGTGGAATGGACCTGTAAACACTGCGGGAAACCGTTTATGAAAACTGCGCACAGACCACGTACCTATTGTTCACGGGAATGTTACCGTAACTCCAAAGATTTCAAGATGTCTTCAGCCCTTTTCATGGGTCGCGGNAAACCCGGTCCCAAAAAAAAGAGCTTGACGAATCGTTACAAGTGGCGTTACAGGTTAGGAGATCGGTATGGCCGGATTAGGGCATCTTATTGATCGGTTCCTAGTCCTCCATAACTGGAAATCGGTCCTGTTCAACCCTCTAAGAAAGGCTGAAATAGCTGATATTGTCAAGCAACTTAACGAGATAGACCTGGAAGGAAATATCGTTACCGAATCCGAACAGGTGGAACATCGACCAGCATCACGCGCATATGCACCTTCCAACTTGGATTTATGGAAACGTGAAAAAAAGGTTAACAAAATAGATGATCCTTATTGGTAAAGAAATGAGATGAAGACTTTTCGTATCACCTACACCAAATCAGTGGAATCGATAATTGAGATTGAAGCGCAAACTGCTGCTGATGCATGGAAAAAGATTAAGGGCGATAAGTTGGATAAGAAGGATAAACATGTTATTTGGCATAACGAAGGCGAATTAACTTACAAGGTGGACAAAACGGAAGAGATCACACGCCACATAGCGAGTAATCCCAGTTGACCGAGATGATGAAAATCGATGGTCACGACGAAGCTATCGTGGGTGTTGTTAATCGGTTTGGTCAAGAACCTATCCTTTGTTACGATTACGAAAAAGTAATTTCACAACTCGTAACAGACGGGATGACATATGAAGAAGCGGTAGAATGGTTCGATTTCAACATCATCGGTGCCTGGGTAGGTGATGGCACACCTTGTTTTTTAGTAACCGAAAATTGGAAAGAGTTATATGAATGCCATAGTTGAAAAGATGGCGGTATCCCGATCATGGGATCAAGCGCATGACGAATCGATAGAAGCTTATCAAGCTTTCCAGATTTATCTTGATATGGGTGAATCGGGCGGGGTAAGGAACTATCGTAAAGCGTTCAGGATGGTTAACCCTACAGCGAAATCGGTAACCAAGAAATGGCATACCTGGTTCGATAAGTTTCGTTGGGAAGATCGAGCAACCGATTACGATTCTTATTTAATAAAGGAATCGCAAACCAAGGTTGAAGAACAAAAGATAATAGAAATTACCAAGGTCCGAACCCAACAACTTGCACGGATAAAAAGGAGTAACGAAATCCTGTTCAGACTATTGGAAGTTGCCAGCGAATGTGACGATCCCAAGACCGCGTTAAGTAACGTCAAAGCTATCACTGATGCACTCCATACTTTCATGCAAATGGAACGCCAAATGCTGGGTATGGAACCCAACAAACAGACTACGGAAGCTAAATCTGCACAAAATATTAATATATTGTTAGGAAAACTTAGTGACTCAGGAAAAACTGTCCTCAGTGCAAACGATGTGCCGCGAGATTTACCAGCACTCCCCGGAAGCACTATTAACGTCAGCGGAGACAATGGTTTCGGCCATGATGGGATTATTGAAGATCCAGTCCAAGACACGGACCGAAGGGGCATTGATACCCAACAAGACACAACTGATGATCTTGAGGGCGATTTACAAACAGATCTCTGAAAACCGGCCTGTAAGATTACTGGAACTCAAAGGTCGGCAACAAGGATCGAGTACGGGTATTGCCGCCTATTGCTTTTTACGTGCCATCTGTCAACCCAATACTAACGCTTTGGTTATCACCGAAGAAAAGGGCGGGTCAGCAGCTAATATTTTCGGTATGTACGAACGGTTCTTAGAAGCTTTACCTTTCGAGTTGAAGAAACAACTGACACGACAAGGTCAATACATGAAGTTCGCTAAACCCTTGAACTCCAGTATCAAGGTAGAAGGTGAGAAAAACGTTACTTCTTTCACCTTTCAAATTGTACATTTAAGTGAAGCGGCATTCTTTCAAAACCTGGGTAAAACGTTAAGTATGTTATATCAAACGGTACCGGATAATCCTGATACCTTCATTTGCCTTGAAACTACCGCTAACCGTTACGGTGACGATTTCCATACCGAATGGGAACGTGCCAGTGAAGGCAAAAGCGATTTCTATCCGCTCTTTGTTCCCTGGTACTATCACGACGAATATAGCGCCTTGTTCCGTGAAGATCAAGATAAAGAAACGTTTGAACGTACCTTATCCGATACTGACGATTCGCAATACGGGAACGAAGAACAAATCCTGTTAATGTATCCCGAACTGACACTGGAGAACATGCAATGGCGTCGTCACGCTATACGTAACAGATGTCAAGGTAGCGTAGTGGAATTCAACCGTCAATATCCGTGTTCACCTGAAGATGCGTTCCACAAATCCAGCTCAACTATTTTCGATCTGGCGTTTCTGCGTAAAGCACGTTCAGAATACGTTTTTGAACCCTCGCCACGGACAACTTTAGTGGGTTCACCATCAGGTCTACAATTACTTGATGATCCCGAAGGTATTATTCAAATCTGGTACGCGCCTGAACCTTACACCGAATACGTTATCGGTTCTGATCATGCGGAAGGATTGGACGGTAGAGATTTCAGTGCTGCTATCGTGTTGCAACGTATGCCACTTAGAATGGTAGCCAAGTTACGCGGGTTCGATGGTCGGCAAGTAAGTATCGACGAGTTCACTGAACAACTACAGATGTTGGGTCGATACTACAACAATGCATGGATATGTCCTGAAAACAACGCAGATGGCGGTACAGTAATAGCTTTGTTACAAGATAAGTATGAGTACCAGGAACTGGTTTCTGAACGCGATTTGGGTGTTGTTACTTCTAACCGGTTAGGATGGCGTAACCAATCCAATACACGCCGTCGCGGTGTAGGGATGGTACAGGAATCGTTTCATGCTGACGAGATAGAAATCCCTTGTGTTCAAACTTTGAACGAAGCCATGAATTTCGTCACCATTAACGGTAAACCGCAAGCTATTAAGAAAGGTAAAACCCGTAAACCGGGTGAACCCGAAACAGGATTTTATGACGATTTAGTTTTCAGCCTGGTGGGTGCCTTATACGCTGAACATTCGCGACCCACAGCCAAATCCAAGAAATATCTTGAATCACAGTTTCACAGTGCGCGGTTCAGGGAAGTTAACTTACCGGAAAAAACTGATCATTGGTCAAAATACGTATAAGAAGAGGAGTTACAAATGAAATCATTAGACGCATTGAAAAACGAAGACGATATTCTTGAAGCTTTCAATGTTTTGAGGGAAGAAGGTGAAGAATCTGCTCGACCGCGATGGCGGCAAATGCGTAAAAACGCCATGGTNTACATGGGTGACCATTATGTCCGTGAACAGGATGATGAACTTATCAGTGACGATAAAGTTCCGGGTTACCGGTTCAGGATCAGTCGTGACCTTATCGGACCAGTGATCGAAACGTTACGACCAATTTTGATGCGGGGATACCCCAAATATTATTTAGATGCGGATTTCCCGTTTATGCAAGCTACTATCGATACCGAACTGGGAGAAGTCCCGATACCCAACACTACGGACGGTGAGTTAGCACAACGGTTACAGGACATTTTAGCTAATGATCACGATCATCGTAACGAAGGTATCCAAATCGCTGAGTTGTTGGTCGATGTTCTTGTTGGCGGCACAGCGTACCGTAAAGTTGTTTATGATCCAGTACTTAACAGGGTCAACCTACCTATATTGCACCCTGAAAACGTTATTCCTGATCCCTATGGTACAGCGATAGACTTTTCAGATTCTAAATACGTTATTGTCAAGACCGATATGGATTCGGCAGATATTGAACGGATATACAGGGTAAAGGAAAAGGATTATGCCGGTGACGATCAAGGTGAATACGGTGCTTCCGGGTTAATGGGTGCGGTAAGTAAAGTTACCCGTTACCTGAAACCGCAAGCTGGCGGTACTTTGGAGAAAGATACCAAATACGAACGACGCCGATATCCCGTTTACGAACTCTATTATCACGAAGCTACACCTGAAAGTACCATGCAACCCGATAAACCGCCCAAAAGCTTGAAATATCCTAACGGCAGAATGATGACCATCGTTAATGGTCGCAAAATCGTGGTTGATCGACCCAATCCGTATTGGCACAGAGAATTCCCTATCGTATGTTATCAAGCTAATCCGTTACCACACCAATTCTTTGGCAAGACAGAAATTGATCAGCTTGTCACGGTCCAGCAAGCGGTAAATATCCTTTATAACATGATCATTGCTAACGCTATGTTGGCCGGTAACAATCAATGGATGTATGAGGAAGGAGCGTTATTAGCCGAGGATGTAACTAATCANCCTGGGNTNATGATTCCAGTCTCGCAAGGTGCGATTACGGGCCGTAAAATCGAACGGTTGACACCAGCACCCATATCGCAGGATACTTATATGCTGATGCGTGAGATGGAGAACCATGGTCGTGCTGATATGGCGGGTGTACAAGATATTATGATGGGTGAAAGTAAGTCCGGTATGAGTGGTGTATTAGCTAATTCGTTGCAAGCGGCAGCGTTAACCCGTCAATCGTTCAAGATGTTGGCTTTAGACGAAAGTTATCGGCGTCAGGCACGGCTGGAAATCTACATGATCCAACAGTTTTACGAGTTCCAGGATCCGCGTGTTAACCGTCAATGGGGTGATGGCGAATGGTTGTTATGGTCGGAAGGTATGCGTGACCTGTTATGGGACGTGAAAGTTGAGTCGCAAGCGGATCTACCTCACAATACCGTAGCACGGATAAATTATGCGATCCAGCTACTGCAAATCGGAGTTTACGATATTGAAGAGTTCCTCAATACCACGGGAATACATATCCGACCGGAACTCAGGTCCAAGATCCGTCAAGCTACCGGGTTCAACCCCATGATGCAAGGCGAATACGGGCAAGCACCAACGCAACAGGCCATGCCGCAAATGCCGGGTGCCGGACAAGGATTAGCACCCGCTCCCGAAGGTGAAGCCGGGATGGGTGGTGGATTAACAGGGTTGGCAGGGTTGGGACAAGGTGTCCCTGAACAAGCCATGCCGCAAATGTAAGAAATGGATATAATAGCACATATTTTTATCTTATTAGGGATGGCATATGGTGTCATGTGGACACTAGCATGTCTTATCCGTTACATAAACAAGAAATAAACGAGGAGGCTGAACCAATGGCGCAAACCAGCACTTATAAAGGTAACTTGACCAAGATCGATAAGATGAAGGAATTGAGTGCAAGCGGGAGGGAACGTGAGGCTGCCCCAATGAAAAAACTTATCGCTTTACAAAAGATGACCAACCAGTTATTGATCGAACTGTTGGAAGAACAACGTGGTAGCGGCACCACTGAAACGGAGAAAGATGCCTAAGATCGAAGATTATAAATCTGAGGTACAACAAGCCATGGTCCCTAACAAGGTATTAGCTGACCGTATGCTGTCACTTATCAGTACTAACACCATGGTGATGATAGAACTCTTGGAATCCATGAAACGGTTGGAATCGAGTATCACGGGTATACCTCCNTTATCGGAAACCAATACATTTGATCGGGAACCCATTAACAGTATGAACGGGACCCAAGAATGACGGGATCCGTGATAGATATTGTTAACTTGGTATCCAAGATAAAGTATTGCGAACTAACAATGAAACGGCATGATGGTGAGTTCAAACAAATTGATCTTACTATTAAGGCCAATAATCCTGAACAACTACAAATAATGGCCAAAATGTTGCGTTACGCAAATAAAATTGCACAAAACCCGAAGAAATAGCATTTTTTACTTGACGAATCGTTATCAGTGGCGTTACAGGTTAGTATCTAAACCTTAATTATATAAAGTTCTACCGACACATTCGGCGAACATTGGATCANCCCCTTTAACCGGGAATCCTGATGTTCGCTTTTTTTTGAGAGGGAATTCTAAAATGAATGAACCCATTACCGACCAAGGCATTGATCAGGAAGAAGCGGTATCGTCCTCGGAAATTTCGGCTGAGGCAAGCGGTACCCCTGACCAAAGTACAGTCGATCATCAGGACCCCGAAAGTCCAGATGCCATTACCGCCGAGTTGGAGCAACTTAGGAAACAAGCCGATCACGGAAATCGCAAGATAACCGAATTGGGTCAAACCAAAAGTATGCTGCAACAGGAATTATCGTCACGTGATGCGCGTATACAAGCGTTAGAGAATCAAATATATGCTGTCCAGGCTAACACCAATGGTGATGCCGCAAGTAACAATGACAGCTACGATTCGTATTATGATCAACCTGCCGCCACGCCGCAAACGGACGAGAAATCGAAGCTGTACCAACAAGCTACCGAAGAACTTGTAACCGAATTCACTAAGCTTCAGGGCGAAGTGAACCAACTGAAAGGTCATCGGCAACAGGTTTCGAGGTCAAAAGAGTTAGTGGACAATTTCGGGTTAACTGAGGAAGATGCTCAAACAGCCTTGAAATATCGCGATTCGGGTGATGATGTCAATTTTGCCAAAGTCATCCAACTAGGATCTGTCCATAACCGCGCACGGGCTGAGAAAAAGCAAATGCGTAACGAAGCTATTGGTGCAACTCGACAGGTAGCTACGGGTGGTACTTCCCCATCCAGTGCGACCGCAAATTCCGATCAGCAAGCCGACGATATCTTGACCGGAAAGGTTAACCAGCAGGGTGTAGCACGTATGCTGGCTGATAACCCGGATTTGCTGGACAAGTTGAGTAAACAATTTACTATATCAAATTAGCAGTGAGCCGCAGCGTGGTTGAGTAGAGACTTCCACGCTGTAGCCTTTCTCTACCGCTGTTGTCAATAAATAGGAGTAAATTTATGGCAGCAGTATTAGACCAAATTACTATTGCAACGTTAGCGATGCATGGTGATTTGAATACGGCAGTACTTTCACGCGACTCGGCAGCATTGCGGATCTTACAAGATCAGGCAATTGAAGCTACTGGCTCGCCGTTGAAAGTCAAGGTCCGATATAAGCGTAACAACGGTGGTTTTTATGCTGGGTTCGACCAGTTCAACACCACCCGCGTAGAACAATTCGCTGAAGGGACCCTTGAATGGAAAAACGTGTATGTCAACGTGACTATCGATGAAGATAGCCTAGTTGAAAACGCGGCTATGAACATCAAGGACCTGATGGCGATAAACGATATCCGTAAACTTCCTAGTCGCGACCGAAACACCATTTTCAACCTGTTTGGTGAAGAAATGGCTGGTGCATTGGACGATATCCGTAAACTCATGGGTGACGGTATCTACAGTGACGGTACAGGGTCCGGCGGTAAGGAAATCACGGGTTTGGCAGCAGCAGTGGATTCCACCGGTACTTATGCAGGTATAGCTTATACCGAATTAGGTCAATTCGATTATGCGGGATTCCTTTCAAGTTCAAACGATTACATTTGGGCTGGTAGGGAAAAGGATCTTTCTAGCGCGTCCATCACATTGGACGAACTGGCAAACGGTCTNAACGANNCTAATCAAGGTGGTGCTGACAGTGTAGATTGCATCTTCTGTCCACTAGATATTTACAGCAGTCTCGAACTGCAACTTGAAGGTCAACGTACCCGTGTCAATGCTGACATGGCCGACATTGGGTTCAGGCAAAATATCGAATGGGTAAGTTTTGGTGCTACCATCTATCCTGATCCATATTGCCCGGCAAACACGGTTTTCGGTATCAATAAAAACCATACGCACATGTACATACATCCCGCTCTTAACATGGATTTCAGCGGTTTTAAAGAACCGACCGATCAAGCGGCTATAACAGGCCAATTGAAAATGAAATGCCAGTTATTGTGTGATGATCGTGCTAAAAACTTCAAATTGACCTCGGTCAATCCGTAAGGGAGGATAAGTCATGGCTGTAAATTATCAAGCGGCACCCGCTTGGAATGACATGCGTGATTCCCATTTGGGTTTGGCGCAAGGTATATACGAAGAAAATTCCGCACAACAATATCCACTAGGTTTCAGGGTACCTTTATCCGACGGCAGAGTTTTCCATTATACGGAAAATGCTAGTACGGGTTTAGCTGCTGGAAAGCTTATCGGGTCACCTTTGGTCTTTACGGAGATTGAACGGACAATAACGGCTGCTGCGGCGCAATTTGCTACGCAAGTAACCTATACTGCGGTTGGTACGATTACTTCCAACCAGTATCAGGACGGGTTCCTTTGTGTTGTTGACGGCACCGGAGAAGGTCTTCAGTATAAGATCAAGAGCCACCCGGCGATTGCGGCAGCGGCGACAGGGACAATCACGCTTTATGACGGTATTATCACTGCTTTGGACACCACGTCCGATGTAATGTTATTACCTTCTTTATACAAAGATGTGATCCTGAACCCCGACGTGGTACTTAAAACTTTAGGGGTACCTCCGATACCTGTAACAGCAGATTACTTCTTCTGGACCCAAACCTGGGGCCAAGCATTAGTACTTTGCGGTGACAGTCTCGGTAATGCCGCTACAGAACGATGGTGCGTACCAGCAGGTGCTACAGGAGAATTCCTGTCAACGGCTGGTGGTGTGCCTGGAACGGAAACCATCGGTTACCAGATAGGTGACTCTTCAGACGTGGTGGATACGGAATATTTCCCGATCTACCTCACCATAGCACCATAAGGGAGTTTCATTTTGATTTTCTCCTTGTAAACCAAAATGGGAACGCGGGATAACACCCGTGTTCCGGTTTTGTTCTTAATTAATTAAGCCCATTTATAATAGGACGGAGGATGGTTTAAATGGCACAAGCGACTAGAACAGCCCCATATAAAAATTGGGAAAAATACTCACCTTACAGCGTACATATACGTAGAAAAAGTTTCGGGGCCAACCTCGATTCCAGTGGTAATGTACGTATCTACCGTGCTTTAGGCGATAACCAGAAAGCTTTGGTTATTGAACAAGC